GATATGACGCTGCAAGCGATGCAAGGCCAACTGTTTCAGTCATCAGTATTCCCTTCGCCGCAAGAGAAACGCGGTTCCTGCGTTTACATCGCCCGATGAAAAGTTAAATCGCGCTCGCGTGACGACTGCGGTGCTGTTGTCGGCAATGGATGCTAATCCGTTTTCTTGATCACCGTTTGTCGGGGACCATGATGATAATGTTGAAGCAAACGCGATGCTGTAATCCAACACAAAGTGCCGCGCAGTTCTTCGAGGCGACCTAATCCAAAGGTCAAAATCCATAGGCCCGCCCGTCGTTGACGTGCTAGTGTATATCGTCTCCCATGCACCGCTAATTAAATACTGCACTCGAAATGTCGAGCCGACTAGCCCGCCATCAATGTCACGGCCAAGGATGCGATATTCATACCCGTCGGCGAAATCCGGCGTTTCTACATTGGTTTGGGTTGCGCCCGCATAATATGCCGTTGTGGCATCTCCGGCATTTGTGGTGTCGTAGCCATGCCAACCTGTCGCAACGATTGGCGCTCCGCTTGCGCCCTCGGCAATCGCACGTGGGTTTTCCTCAAGTGCCTGCGCAATGGCACTTGTAAACGGCTTGCCGGGGACAAGCTGAGTTCCTGGGGTTATGCTGGTGTATGCTGCCATGATGCCCTCACTGTATCACATATCCGACTGAGCCGTCAGGCATTGTTCCGTCATTTTCTGTTATCCATAGCTTAAACGGTTCTGCATCAGCTAACGGGTCACTAAAATCAACTGCGGTGTCTTGCATGATATAGCCGGGACGCTCAAACAAGATGTAGGATTGTGCCAGAACGCGATAGCTAAAACCCGGCTCCAATTCCTCCCACTCGATAATCTGCCACGGCTCAGTCACCGGATTGCCCAACGTGTCAATCTCATCATAGCTGGTGACAGACAAAACGTCGCCAATGGTGAGCGTTGCGTCTTTCTCGGATAGCGTCAATTCAAGATAGCGTGGCGTCTCACGATAGCGCGTTAGGAATAACGCCTGCACCAGAACAGCGTTGGCATCCGTTCGCACAAGCGGACTGTACCATTCAAGGTTCCGAACCGTTCCATCCGCGTAATTCGCGCCTTCGGCCTCGGCGTCAATGCGTATTCGCTGGGTGGCGTAGTTCTTGGCTTCCGTCAGGCTTTCAGTCGGGTCGCGTCGCCCGTAGTAAATCGTCACTCGCGTTCTGCGGTCGTCAGGCGTCCGCTTGATGGCGCTGGAAACAATCGCGTTGCGCTCGTTGATTGCAACAGGTGTTGCGGTAGGCTGGCGGTTGGCAAGCATCTTGATTTCTTGCGCCCGCTCATCCCACCAGATTGAAAACGTCCCGTCACGCATGGCGTCGGCGCATATCTCAGACACCGGGCGCGGCTCTGTGAACGTCCCGGTGCCGCGCAATGTTGGGAGCCACGTGTCGCGCTCCGTTTCCCAATCCGCGATTGGTATCAACGCTGCATCAATCGTTGTGTGGTTACTCAACAAGTCCTCAACCATGTCTGGATAAAGGACGTTCTGATAATGCCCCACGCGCTGCAAGCCATCGTCAACGCTGTGGCTGTCGGCTGTGGACCCTAGAACGCCGCGGGTCACGCCGGACAATGCCCAAACGCCGCCGCTGCCAGAATAGCCCGTATAACTTATAACCTCGCCGCCCAAGCGCCCGTAATAAATGCCGCTCTCGTTGCCCATCTGTTTATTTACGTCAGTCTCTAAGCCGCTCACGCTGATTGTGGTCGTGCTTGCGTCAATGTCAGAATGCAACCGTAGGTCGGTCGCTGGTGGAAACTGCGCTTTCTTGCGTTCCGCCCTGCCAAGCGGGTCTAGCCCGGTGATGGTCCACGCTCCGCCCGATGGCGGGTTGATGTTGGTCACGTCATACCGGCGCACTGTCATCGCCGCCAAGCTGTCGCCCTCCTTGCCCGTGTAGAGATACATCTCCAACTGCGGCACGGCCTCGCCAAGCCACGCCAAGAGCAAGCGCCCAATACTGCCCTGCACTGTGCGCTCGGATGCGTAGAAGTCGCCGAACTGGTTGCGGAACTCGAAGTCGTCTAGCGTGACGGAAACGGTGCCACGCAAGCCGAACGGGCTTTCACCCTCACGCACCGCTCCGAGGTTAAGCCGGGTTGGCTCGGTCTTGACCGTGCGCAGGGTAGGGATGGCTGGCCCATACCATTCGTCGGCGCTTGGCAATCCAGCCGTGAGCGGTGCCGGGTCGCCCGGTCGCGTGAAGTACCAACGCAACTCGCCGTCCAGATTGAACACACTCTTAGCGCCGCAGGTGTTGTACGTCTGGAAACACTTTGGCGTTCCAGTCGCCGTGCAGGTTCCAACGCCAAAGCGCAGATCGCAACGCTTCTGCCGCAACTCTAGGACTTGGACGGTCTTAGTCATGGCGCGGCATACCCCATGCACTGGAAAGTAACCGTGCCACTGTTGTTGAGGTTCGCCCGCTCACGATTGAACCGTGGCCGCTCAACTGCCCGCGCGTAGGCAACATCATCTGGATAGCTAGACGGCTTGGCGGCAATGAAGAACGGCCCAGTGTTGTCAACGTGATTGATGAAGCCCTTCCATGTCACATCACCAGATGCCGCTCGGAATGTTTCAGGCAGGTTTTGCACGGTCAGGTCAAACCGCAGGTCTGCGCCCTCAACAGCGCGGCCCAGGACATCGCCCCTGATGCTTTGCTGATGGCGATACCGGACTTGCTTGCTCTCGCTGATAGGCAACCCTGTGAACACCGATAGCTGCGGCATTTCCAGAACCTCGCCTGCTTGCGCTACAGCAATCTGCGGTGCTGCCGAACCGCCTGAGATAGTGAAGGCAACGGTCGTCACGGTAGTTGAGCCAAACAGGAACACAATCGCCCCATCATCGTCAGGGCTGATACTGCCGACTGTAACGCCACCCGCTGCGCAGGATACCGTCGCACCTGTGCTGCCCAGATTGTGTGCTGCAATCGCCGCGTAGCTGGTCGCTGCGCTTGAAAACGTCAGGGTGACCGTCTGAGACGTGCTGCCGCCTTCCCACACGCTCCATGTCTCGCCATCAACTAGCCACGTCACGTCCGACCCGGTGGCCGTGCTGGTGGCCGTAGGCGTTGCCGTGTGAGTGTCGAAGCAAATGCGCGGTTGGTCGATAGGCTCTGCAATGCCAGTGAAGCCGGATTGAATGACAACGCTCATTGGAACACCAACCTTCCGCCTCGGTCTAGCTGCGATTGAATTTGCTCAAGTAGCCCTTCAACAGACGCGCGGCTGAAGGTGTCGCCCTGTAGGTTGATGGCGACTGTTTGGGTTGGTAGCGCGGGTGCGGATGCTGCGCTGGATGCTGCGGCAGATGCGGAGCCGCCGCCACCAGAAGTGCTGACTGATTTCATTGATGCGACCTGCGCCAAGCCTGCCGCCAAGGTGGACGCCGCAAGAGCCTGCCGCAAAAACGGACGCCCCAGCAATGCTGGGTCTGCCAAAACCTCGGTGTAAGCGCGGTACGAATTTAGCAAGCCCTGCGCGACCGAGAACGCCTTCGTGATGCCAACCATCTTATCGCCGCCCGCCTTGAACACGGTTTCAAGGTTACCGAATAACCGACCATATCCAGTCAATGTTGTCTTTTGTTCAGCTTGACGAATAGCGTTGAGGCGCTGCTGGTATTGCTCCTCGATACGCAACTTTGCCTCGGCATGGCCCCCAAGCGCCTCAAGTTCGAGAGCGTTGAAGTCCTCTAGTGCTGTTAGGCTTTCAGAACGCCAATTTTCCAGCATTTCGCGCTCAGTCATGAGGCTTTTTGACAATGCGCTAAGGCGCTCCTCTGTCTTGGTTTTGCCACCACCGCCTGCGGCGCCAGTATCAGTGTCAATTTCGCCCTGTGCGCCTCCAACTTCGTTGAATGTGGTATTCAAAGCCTCGTTGACTTCGCTCACCGCAATTTCAAGTAATGTTGCCTCTGCCCGCGTCTTTTCCAGTATAAGGCGGCGTTGCTGCATCTGTCGGAGGCTCTCAGGGTCAATCGCTTGCGTAATTTCACCCATGCGAGCGCCGCCGCCAGCAAAACCTTCTGCGTCGGATAGTCTGCCGCCAGTTGCGCCCGGCCCCAATGTTTGAACTGCTTGCAGTGCAGACTGCCTTGCAAGTTCCTGTTGAGCCTCAAGGTTAGATAGCTTTTGCTTTGTTTCCATGCCGCGAATGCGCAGCAACTCTAATTCAACGCCAAGAACCTGTTTTCTTGCCTCAAACTCTTTACGCGAATTTGCCGCAATCATTGCCGCAGCGGAACCTGATATTTCCCCACCCGCAGCCATTGCGCGGTTAAACGCGTCTTGAATATCTGAAAGAGTACTGATGGAACCACGAATGCTGCCAAGCGTCGGCTCCATTTCATTAAGTTCATCAGACAAGGCATTTGCGCCATCGGCCATGTTGAAGAACGCGGCCCCAAGCGGAATGCCGATAGCAGCGACTGCGCCCATAACCGCGCCCAGCGCACCAAACCCGCCTAGTAGCTGCGGAAGCTGCTGGCCTAGTGCCTGCGATGCAGATGTCCCGGCTCCAACCTGAGTGGCAAAGTCACCAACCTGAAAACCGATATTCTGTAGCTGACTTGACCCAAACCTAGATGCACGCGCAACCTCCTGTATCGCCTGCGCTGACGCAACGGATGCGCGGCGAACTTCAACTTGCGCACCGCTATATTGCGCAGACGCCCGCGCTGCCGCTTCGTATGCCCGTTCTGCTTCCTTAATTGCCCGCGATGCCGCTTGCTTTGTTATCAAGCCAGAGCGTTCGGCGCGGTTCACATTGGCAAGTGCGGCTTGATAATCCCGCGTTGCCTTGTCCAGCCCGTCCAGCGAACGGCCCAGCTTCTTTAATCCAACGTCAGCCGCCGTAGGGTCTGCCGTGATTTCAATCTCAAGCGCGGGCAGTGCCATGTCAGTCCTCAATCAACCTTTTGAGCCGTGCAACCTCTGCACTTGATAAGTGGCCCCGCCTTGTCTTTTGCTCCTGCGGCTTTTCTATCTCCAAGAGATACCAGAAATGTTTAGGCCGCATTTGCCAAAACTCGGACGGCTGTATTTGCCACCCATGCACACACTTTTGAAATGCCCACTTTACGAAGCGGGCGCTTCCACGTTTCCCTCGGTATCGCCCTCGCCTTCAGCTTCCGGCGCACCATCCATCAAAACGACCAACAGCCAATCAATCGCCTCCATCGCCATTGATAGCTTTTCTGCCTTCTCAGCATTTCGCACCGCCGCCATGATTTCCGAATGCACCTCTCTGGGTGTCACGGGCAAGCCCGCCTCGGTCAGCATGGCGGCATAAGCGCGGGAAATCTTGGTGAAGCGGATATTGCCGCCGCCAGTGCGCATCTGCACCAACTCACCAAACGTGATAACGTCTTCAACAGCGTCCGCGATTTCAAAAACACGGTCCTCTTTGACCGTGATTTCTTCACCCTTCCACTTTAGCTTGATGGCTTTCATCAGGAAGCCGTAATCGCGCCGCTGCTTTCCAGCGAAAGCGTAAACGTGATTGTGTCGGCCTGCTCGCCTGTCGCCTCGAACGAGGTGATGAAGAACGAACCTGTATACGTTGCAAAAGAGCCAAACGACACTCGGAACGCATGAAGGGCTGTGCCGCTGGACGCCGCTGCCGCAAGTGCGGAAAACGTCGATGCTGTCGCAACGCCTGTGCAGGAAAGGCTCATGCTCTTTACCGCGATGTCGTCCAGATATGTACGAACGCCCGCATCATCCTTGTCGGTGATGTCGATTGCTTCGTTGTTGAATGTCAGGCTGTCGGTGCGAGCGCCTGCCACAACTGCATATGTCGAACCATCTGACGCATATTCAACCCGGAGGTCGCGCCCACTTTCTGCTGCCATTGTACTTGCCCTTTCATTGGATTTGCAAAGTTATATCACAGACCTGCAAACCTGCAAAGTCATGTGCCGCTGTCGTATTGAATGCGGAAGGTTAGCGGCCTGTATCGCGTAAAGCCGTCTGGGTCCGGTATGTTGCCGGGACTGC